CCATCGTTAAATCTTTTCCCCTTTCTAACATTCCAGCTACCCAATGGGGTGCAGGTTCGATTGACATTGAAGGGAAAGGCTCGGTCAAAGATGCTGTGGTTATATATAACTATAGGATCGACGAGTGTTTTAACGAACAGTCCAACCCTGCCTGCCCAGGATATGTGAAACCCATGCCTGTTATTCCCGTTGTAGAAGTGTATAATGCGCTCGAAGATGACGCTGTTGTAGACGCTATAGACGCCGATACAGACTTTGAGTATGATGAAGACGGGGAGTTGATACTTTCTGAGGAGGAAGAAGAAGAAGAAACCAGAATTGAAATGGGGCTGACGGCATCTGCCAATGCGTTGACCCTATTTAAAGCGCAAGGACAAGATCAGATTATTATGGCTATCAATCAACAAACTAATCTTAATATGTATTACAATGCATCTATTAACGGTGGTTCGTATGCTGATGCCCCTGGTCTTGCTGATTCAGAAATACCTGATAACAAGAAAGCCCTTCGCAATAACTTGGCACAACAGATCCTGCATGAGAAGATGGTTGATATGCAGTATAACAAATGAGGTTTAATATGAAATATTCTATAGTAATACTTTCACTATGCGCGTTTCCTGCATTAGCTGACGTCCAGATCACAGGTAGCGTAGAAGCTAAATGTGTTATCCAAACAACTAAATCAGGTTCATACGGCAACCCGATTGCTAGTAAGTTAAGCACCACTCCCGCTGACGGTGGTGTACTACCTGTAATGAGGTATGACGTTTCAATCGCGGATGCTTATATAGCTAGTATAACACACCCAACATCCTTTAGTTCGTCTCCGTCGCTTACAGATACGCTTGCGTGGACAGGTAGCACAAGCGTTACTCAAACGTCTGTTGCGGGTATGTCAGCTTACGAAGCCGCTAAGACAGTAGTTGGTAATACTACAAACTTTAACCTTACACTTGCAGGCTCCACATGGTTCAGCACTGCATCTAGTGCAACTTACGGCTCCGCTAAACCTTTACCAGGAGGTAACTACACTGCCGTGGTGCAGGCAAGCTGCATTGCTAAGTAAGTTAACCATAGCCTTTTTGGTTTGGGGTGCTTGTGCAACTTCGCATGAGATGACCCCCGCATACCCAGAAGTAAAGATGTCCCACGTCAAAAACGTGGTCAAGGTAGAGATGTCCCTTTTTAATTCTAGGGAAGAGATAAGATATTACCAGATTGATTTGTTTGATTTAAACTGGATGAACATACCTTTTTCTACAACGTATAGAATTATGAAAGTTGAGTACAAAGAGCATAAAGCTTTTGATGTCTACATACGAAAAAGAGATATGGCCGAAGCGGTGTATTTATGTACAACGTCAAAGGTAAAGAAGACTAACCAGTCAAGAACTCTTATTTCTTCTAGGATATGCTCAAGGTTAGATGGTGAACCTGCATGAGATTAGTAGCCGCTTTCTGTTTATTATCTAGTTCTGCTGTAGCAGACAGTAGCTCGCTTTCGCTTGCGTTGCCGAACCCACCAATGAACTACCAGTCGGACTCGTTTTCTACAGGAAATACGCGGTGCAGTAACGCTGTAGGTGGCGGTGTAAACTTAGAGTATGGCGTAACTGGAGTTCTTTCTGGCCTGGATACGATGAATAAAGGCAAGGACATAGGCGTGTACGCACGTATAGTCATCCCCTTAGACAAACCCAAGGCTCGTATTAACTGCGATGACCTTTATCAAATAGAGCTAGCGCAACGTAGGTTAGAGATACAAAAGCTACGCGATGAGTTAGAAGCACTGAAGAACCTACAGAACGCCGGTGGAGAGATGGAGTTTGAAAACTAATGGATACTACCAAGATAGCAGATAACATTGATGGGCTTGCAGATCGTGAGTTTAAAACAGGTGGTATGAAGTTATCATTTGGTTCTATAATGGCTATACTCGCGTTCTTATCTACAGTGGTAGGTGGTTTGTACGGTGGGTTTGTTATGTACCAAAAGATCGAGGAGGTTGCAGGACTAGACCTCGGGGAATATCAACAAGCAATGGACGTCATGGATGCAAAGGTAACAGGCATATCTGAAAAGGTAGAAGAGTCTGTTGAATATTCTCGAGACATTAAAAACGGATTACGTGAAGACATATTAAGCATTGAGAAGCAAACAGATCGTGTGGAGGATATGGTTCGTAAATCTGAAGACAAGGTTCGTACTATGATAGATAATGCAGAAGTTCGCTTTGAAAATCAACGTGAACGTGTTAGGGTTTCACAAAGTGGAGCTATGAAAGAGCTTGAAGAAAAACTAATGGATAAGATGCAAAGGGCTTTAGACAACCCTCTTGCAGACTAGGAGAAGCACATGACAGAGTTTGAAAAAGCAGATGTAGATGGCAACGGATCAATAGATCAATCCGAATGGGATCGCATGGCGTTTGAGGATAAACGCTTAAAAATGTTAGATGACGATGCTCAAAGAGATGCGCAGCGTAAGATGGCATGGTTTGCATTGTTTGGCATGTTGCTGTACCCTTTCGCAATAATTCTGTGTAACGTGGCTGATCTTGATGAAGCCATGAAGTCGCTAGCTTCTATTGCTGGTGTGTATTTTGTTTCTGTTGCGGCTATCGTTGCTGCCTTCTACGGCAAGGAAGCCTACACAAAAGGAAAGGCGAATAACGAATGATGGGATTAGGATTATTAGGTAAGGTCGCTGACTTAGCCGGAACCATGATTGAGGGCAAGACCGCTGTTAAACAGGCTGAAGCCCAGACAAAAATGAAGATTGCAACAGGAGAACTTGATTGGGACCTGGCCGCAATGAAGGCCACAGAGAATAGCTGGAAAGATGAGTGGATTACACTTTTGTTCAGTATTCCCCTTATTTTGGCGTTCTGTGGGGATTGGGGTAATCAAATAGTACAAGCAGGCTTTGCCGCATTATCGGATATGCCAGGGTGGTATCAATACAGCCTTGGGGGTATAGTGAGTGCATCTATAGGTATGCGTGGCGTAAGCAAATACTTTGGGGGTAAGAAATGAAAGAGAACTTTGATAAATGTTTAGGCATGCTTCTTGCTCACGAAGGAGGTTATGTAAACCATCCTAGCGACCCTGGAGGTATGACTAATCTCGGTGTTACCAAACGTGTGTACGATGAATGGATTGGACGAGAGTCCACTGAACAGGAAATGCGCGACTTAACGCCAGAAGATGTAGCTCCGATATACAAGAAGAACTACTGGGATCGAGTTAAAGGCGATTTGCTTCCATCGGGCTTAGACTGGTGCGCGTTTGATTGGGCCGTGAATTCCGGAAAAAGTAGGCCATCTAAGGCTATTCAGCGTGCAGTTGGTGCTACTCAAGACGGAGCCATAGGATCGCAGACAATAGGTCTTATTATGGAAAAAGATCCCGCTGAGATAATAAATTATGTTTACGACGTTCGTCAGGACTTCTATAAGAGCTTAAAGACGTTTGAAACGTTTGGGCGTGGATGGACAAGACGTAACAAAGAAACGTTACACCAAGCCTTAGAAATGATATAGGAGAGTAAAATGCCCGTACCAAAGAAATCACCAAAGCCTAAGTTACGCCCTAAGTACTTAGGGTTAGATCAAGAGTCTATTGATGAAATTGAAAACATGGACGCTGAAGATAAAATGATTATCACCGACGATGATACGGGTGAGACGCAAACGTTTGGTCATGGCGGCGATGTTCGCTACAATGCTAACCGTGGGAAAACATACTAATGCCTACAATCATGATCAGCATCATGCCGGATGGTATTCCGGTAGATAAGATGGACGGGGACAACGATGGTCCTAGCTGTCCATCAGCTACTCAGGATGAGGAAATTAATGATGAGAACCGTATGTCCGCAGAGGAACAAGCGTCTTATCGTGACCCATCTTCCGATGGTGGCTTTAAATTAACAGAAGTTTGCGGCAATTGTGGCGCATACAATCAGACAGAAGACATGCTAGACTGCATTGGAGACGACTCTGGTGATCTAGGATACTGTCAAATATATAAGTTTATGTGTCAAACAAGCAGCACCTGTGACGATTGGGTAAAGGGCGGACCGATAAAATCGGTTGCACAGAGCTCAGAAAGAGATATTCTTTAATGGATGTTGTTGATTTTGCAAAACATATGTATAAGGTACTACAAGAGCGCGAACAAGATATTGCAAGTGCTCTTGCTGGTGATGCTTGCAAAGACTGGGAGCATTACAAACTCATGGTAGGAGAGGTACGGGGCCTGACCTACGCTCGTGAGGAATTTAAATCCCTGCTGGAAAGAACCGTAGACGATGACGAAGACTTTATTAGTACCTGACCACGTCGCGCAGAAAATGAACAAGGAACGGGAGGAGGCTAAAGCCGACTCATCCGCTGTGAATAGCGCATACGTTGACGCAACCGAGAAGGTATTAGACCCTTCTCTATTAGATAAACCCCTTTTGGAAAGATTACCGCAGCCTACGGGATGGCGTGTATTAGTGATGCCTTATCAAGGTGCCGTTAAAACACAAGGTGGTCTGCATATTCCGGACGAAATTAGAGCTCGTGAGGCCGTAGCAACGGTTGTTGCGTATGTTCTAAAGATCGGTCCGTTAGCATACAAAGACCCAAATAAATTTGGCAAAGGCTCAGATGCCTGGTGCAAAGAAGGTCAATGGGTATGTATCGGACGATACTCTGGATCACGATTTAAGATTGACGGTGGAGAAGTTCGCATCATTAATGATGACGAAGTGATCGCTACAATTCTTGAACCTGATGATATTAAACAAGTTTAGGGGAGCACCATGAACGAAGAAGCACAAGAAATTATTGAAGAAGAGGAAGGTGTCGAGATTGAACTTGATACTGAATCTTCTGAGGAACCCGAAGTAGAGGCGAAAGTCGAAACTTCGAAAGAAGAACCTGCGGAGGAACCCGCTGATGAACTTGAAAGCTATAGCAACAACGTTCAGAAACGGATCAAGAAACTTACCGAGAAGTATCGGAAAGAAGAAAGAGATCGTGAAGAAGCGGTTCGCATGGCTCAACAATTATTGAGTGAAAACAATAAGTTAAAGTCTCAAGTTAAGAACTTAGACAAAGGCTATGTTAGCTCAGAAGAGTCGCGCTTAGAAGCGCACACTGAATCTGTTAAGCGTCAATACAGAGAAGCATATGAGTCAGGAGACTCGGATGCTATGTTTGCCGCGCAAGAACAATTGTCCAAAGTGGCTGTTCAACAGGATCGTGTCCGCGTAGCTAAACAACGACTGGAGCGAGAGGTTGAAGAACCAGAACAGACAACTGCTCCTGTTACACCAACAGCCCCACCTGCGGCTAAACCAGATGCTCGAGCCGAAGATTGGGCGAGTAAAAATGAATGGTTTGGTTCAGATGAGGTTATGACTTATGCCGCGTTTGGTTTACATAAACGACTTGTAGAGGAAGAAGGGTTTGACCCGGCGACCGAAGAGTACTACAATGAAGTAGACAAGCGTATTCGGGTAGAATTTCCACAGAAGTTTCCGAAGGCGAAGAAATCGGGCGGAGCACAGGTCGCACCTGCTGGCGCTTCAGCTACCCGCAGTACAACAAAACAGGGGCGTAGGTCGGTGAAACTCTCACCCTCCCAAATTGCGATGGCGAAGCGACTAAACGTTCCGCTTGAAGAATATGCAAAGTTTGTGAAGGAGTAAGACAAATGACTGACAGAAAATCACGCGAAAGCGTAACACGCGAAAAAGAAACGCGCCGTAAACCATGGGCACCGCCCAGTCGCCTTGCTGCACCAGAAGCCCCTGCGGGTTTTGTGCATCGTTGGATTCGAACCGCAATGCGCGGTGAAGACGATAAGATGAACGTCAACACCAAACTACGCGAAGGATGGGAACCTGTTCGTAAGGACGAGTATCCAGACTATGAAGCTCCCACTATTGACGAAGGTCGATTTGAGGGCATCATCGGACAAGGTGGATTGATGCTGTGCCGAATACCTGTAGAAACCGCCCAAGAACGATCCGAGTATTACGGGAACCGGACCCGCGAACAAATGGTAGCAGTTGATCAGGATTTAATGAAGGACCAACATCCTTCGATGCCGATAACTAATAATCGGCAGAGTCGTGTATCCTTCGGAGGCTCACGAAGAGACTCCGAGTAACTTTTATTGAGGTGCTATTATGGCAAATTCTAACGGATCCTTTGGGCTACGACCCATTGGGAAAATTGGCCAACAAGCCAATTCTACCGGGGCAACGGAATATCGCATAGCTCCAGGTAACACAAACAAACTATACCAAGGTCAGCCGGTAATACCGACTGCGGCTGGTGTAATTGACGATCTACAAGCTGCGGCTGGTGGTACTGTCTCTATTGTAGGTGTGTTCTGGGGATGTGAATACGTTTCTTCTACAACTGGTGCAACTATTTGGTCTAATACATGGCCAGGTGCGGGCGCTGATACCAACTACCCTGTTAAGGCTTTCGTCTATGACGATCCTATGCAGACGTTTACAATCGCTACATCTAATGTAGTGGCTGCGGCAAACACTGAAGCGGAAATTCGCGCAGCAGTATTTGCTAACATCGCGTTTGCAGGTGGTAATAGTGGTAGTGATACTACTGGTATCTCTTCAGCAACTGCTGATCTAAACACAATCGCTGCCACTGCGTCGTTATCTATGCGTATTATGGGTGTTCAAGACGACCCTGATAACTCAGATTTCACAGTAGCTGGTATTCCATTAATTGTTCGCTTAAACAACCATTTCAATGCTCCAAACGGAAGTATTGCACAAGGTACTGTTTCTGTGACTGGCGTATAAGGGGGCTAACAGATGGCTATATCACGCGCACAACTAGCGAAAGAGCTAGAACCCGGTCTCAACGCCTTATTTGGCATGGAGTACAATCGGTACGAAAACCAACATTCAGAGATCTTCACTACTGAATCTTCAGACCGTGCGTTTGAAGAAGAAGTAATGTTGGCTGGATTTGGTGCGGCACCTACTAAGTCAGAAGGTTCTGCAATTAACTTTGACGACGCTAACGAAGCATTCACTGCTCGTTACAACCACGAAACTGTTGCACTTGCATTCTCAATCACTGAGGAAGCAATTGAGGACAACTTGTACGACCGTTTAGGCAGTCGTTACACACGCGCCCTCGCAAGATCAATGGCTCACTCTAAGCAGGTTAAAGCTGCCGCTGTATTGAACAATGCGTTCACAGGTGGTGCTTCTGCTGGCGGTGACGGTGTTGCTCTTTGTGCAACTAACCATCCGTTAACAAACGGTGGAACACTAGCTAACACTCCTGCTGTAGCTGCTGATTTGAACGAAACTTCTTTAGAAGACGCTCTAATCAACATCGCAGGTTTTGTTGACGAACGTGGTCTAAAGGTTGCTTTACGTGGAACAAAGTTAATGATCCCACGTCAATTGCAATTCGTTGCAGAACGTTTGATGGTATCTAACCTACGTGTAGGTACTGCGGACAATGACACAAACGCAATGCGTTCAATGGGAATGTTACCAGAAGGTTATGCAGTCAACGACTTCCTAACTGACCCTGATGCATTCTTCATCAAAACAGACGCGCCTCGCGGCTTTGTTCACTTTGAAAGAACTCCGCTATCCACTAACATGGAAGCAGACTTCGACACAGGTAACATGCGCTTTAAGGCTCGTGAGCGTTATAGCTTTGGATTCTCTGATCCACGTTGTGTGTTTGGTTCACCAGGCGCATAAGCTATAAAGTATTGTTTTTTGGGAGGGGCTGCTTCGGTAGCCCCTTTCTTTTTGTTTTAATGTGTTGTATTGTTTTTGTAATGGGCATCATATTAGCTTTGTAGACAGGTATCCGCCCTCCTGACGTTGCATAGACTACAAGGCAAATCCTTATGCAAAGGGTACTAAAATGGCATCGACTACATTTTCAGGTCCAGTGACTTCAACTGCTGGCTTTATTGGCGACATCGTCGTCCCAACTTACACCGTAGCAAACGCACCTTCCGCCGCTGACGCAGGCGCGGGCACTGTTGTATTTGTTTCAAACGGCGCAGCAGGCGCAGCAATATTGGCTTTCTCTGACGGAACAAACTGGAAGCGTTCTGACACAGGCGGCACAATAGCAGCAGCATAAGGGGTAGGTTATGAGTAGATTCAAACCTGCATCCGAAGAAGAACTAGCGGCTAGAGGAATCAAACCCGCTAAAGTTCGCGCACGAAATGAGAACGGTACGCTCAGAGCGGATGATCCTTCTACGCCTAATGTAAATGAGGCGTGGGAAGAACAACCTGTAAAGAAACGTGGACGTCCTCCGAAAAAAAAGGAATAAAGTATGGCTGGCTCAGACATAACTGCGTATACTCACGCGCAAGGTGCGGCGGCGGCTCTTATAGGTCCGTCCAGATCTCGACTTCAAGCCGTGAACATATACGCCACTACGGCGGGTTCTTTCACCCTTACCAATGGTAACGGCGGCGCAACTCTTTTAACTCAGAAGTTTCCTGTGGGCATGAACGAGATTTATATCCCAGAAAACGGAATGGTGTTTAGCTCTGGTGTCTACGTTTCTGCCCTTACAGGCGCAGGAACCGAACTGACATTTCTTTTAGCGTAAGGAATATCTATGCCTAAAATAGACAAGGCTAAGATGAAGTGTAACAAACCTAAACGTCAGATTTCTGGCGGGAAAAAGTCTGTGGTAAAGGCTTGCGATAAAGGTAAAGAGAAAATTATCAGGTTTGGGGACGCCAATATGAAGATTAAAAAATCTAACCCCAAACGTCGCAAGTCGTTCCGTGCAAGACATGGTTGTGACACAAAAAGATTAGACAAACTAACGGCCAGATACTGGTCATGTAAGATGTGGTGATGCGTATGGATCAAAAAGTTATTGGAAGTGTCGTGTTAGCGGCGATAATTGGATCTATTGGTTTCGTGTCAAAAGAGTGGACAAGTTGGACGTCTAGCACGTTGATTGACTTGAACACTAGAACTGCTGTGATGGAAGCAGAAATCCGTAACACTAATGCTATGGTGTCTTTGAACAATGATATGTTGAAGTACCTGGTAAGCAATTCACGAAAGGCCAATTTAAATGATAAGCCGTGGTCAGATGTCGTTTCAAATCTCACGATCTCCGGAGAGGAGGGCTAATGTCAAAAAAACCAAAGACAAAAAAAGACGCTTGTTATCGCAAAGTCAAAGCCCGATACAAGGTATGGCCAAGCGCCTACGCAAGCGGAGCACTCTCGAAGTGTCGCAAGGTAGGGGCGGCCAACTGGGGAAACTCTACTAAGAAAGCGGCAACAGGTGGACTGATGACTTCAGTAGATAATCCTAAACGCCCTGCTAGAAATAGATATGGTGGCGGAGGCATAGTTGCTTCTGGGTGTGGTTGTGTGGAAGAAACAAGACGCAAGAGCACGAGGACTTATTAATGGCAAAGGAAAATTCTTTACGAAAATGGTTTTCCCAAAATGACGGAAAAGGTTGGGTTGACTGTAAGACAGGCAAACCTTGTGGTCGTCAGAAGGGTGAAAAGCGTAAGGGGTATCCTGCATGTAGGCCGACGATGGCTCAGTGTACATCTGCTGCTAAGAAGAAGAAGTCTTCTAAACGAATTAAATGGAAAGCTAGCCGCGGTGGCCTAGCAAGAGTATTTTGATAACCGAAAGGATTATGCTATGAAAGATTTAAGTGGCGACGGTAAAATCACTAAGAAAGACGTTCTTATTGGCCGTGGTGTAATAAAGAAGAAAAACGGCGGCATGGTCAAGAAGGGCTACATGAGCGGCGGTAAAGTTAAAAAAGGTTATATGGGCGGAGGCTGTGTAATGGCAGGCCGCGGCGGTAAGTACAAAGGAGCGATGTAATGCCTGATAGAAAACGAGAAGGTCAAAACTTCAAGTCTCGTACACTTTTAAAAAGAATACAAAAAGAATTAAAAGGTACAAAAGGCTATGATGGCGAGTCCAAATTTGAAAGCGACTTCACCACAATAAAAGGTAAGCGTGTTGAAAAATTAATGTCTCCAAGAAAAGTTGCTAGTGCCGTTGTTGCTGGATTTGATGCAGCTAAAAGAAAAGCTACAGGGCAAGAAAGCCGCAAGTCTTTATTATTAAAAGAAAAAAAGCTAAAGCATATGATTGATGACTTAAAAGCTATTGATAGCAAGGTCTATGTTACTGACGAAGGTGAAAAAGACAGTAGGGGTAGGGCTGTTAAAGAAGGGTCAAGACAGTTTGATACAAGAACAAATGCTTCTCCGCAAACAATTAAAAAATCTAGACGCAGTGAGCGCGAAAGATTTATGAATGGCGGCTGTGTAATGGCAGGGCGCGGCGTTAGAAAAACAAAGATGGGTTAATTAAATGGCAACATCAGGAACCAGAGACTTCAATCTCGATATCGCAGAGATAATCGAGGAAGCATACGAGAGGTGTGGACTAGAAGTTCGCACTGGCTACGATGCCAAAACAGCACGTCGTTCTCTGAACTTGATGTTTGCTGAATGGGCTAACCGTGGTTTAAACCTGTGGACAGTGAAATCTGGCACAATAACTTTAACTCAAGGGCAGGCAACAGAGACGTTAAATTCCGACGTTGTTGATCTGTTAGACGTAGTATTACGACGTAACGGCACAGACTACGAAGTCGAACGTATCAGTCGTGGAGATTACGTTACGCTGCCGAATAAGACGACCCAGGGTAGACCTAGTCAGTATTGGTTGAATAGACAAATTTCACCTGTAATTAATATATGGGCGGTACCAGAGAACTCAACTGATCAGTTGATCTACTATTACGTTCGCAGAATTGAAGACGCAGGTGCTTTGATCAATGATTCAGACTTACCGTTTAGGTTCTTCCCTTGTATGGCCGCAGGATTAGCGTACTATATTGCTATGAAACGTGCGCCAGAGCGTATCCAGATCCTAAAATCTGTGTATGAGGAAGAGTTCCAACGCGCCGCAGATGAAGATGAAGACAGAGTTTCTTTGAAACTGCAACCAGGAAGTGGTTATTTGAGGGTCTAATGGCATACGCTAATGGGAAAAAAGCATGGGGAATATCTGATCGGTCAGGCCGACGATACCGCTTGCATGAGATGAAGGTGGAATGGACTGGTGCCAAAGTAGGACCAGACGAATATGATCCAAAGCAACCTCAACTCAACCCACCAAAAGTAGGACCAGATCCCCAGGCTCTTAGAGATCCTCGTCCTGAGTCTGATTTGGAAGCACAAAGAAACATACAATGGGGCTGGAGCCCTGTTGGATTTAACGGTGATGAAGCCTTAACGCCCAACGCTCTTCGTGGTAACGGAGATGTAGGCACTGTAACGGTGATTATAACATGAGTTTTACATACGATCAGCTAAAGCAAGCTATTCAAGACTATACTGAAAACTCCGAAACGAGTTTCGTAGCAAATCTTCCCTTGTTTATACGAGCGGCAGAAGAGCGTATATTAAAGAACGTACAGCTAGACTTGTTTCGCCGTAATCAAACGGCTGCACTTACACAAGCAAACCCGTATTTGAATTGTCCAAGTGACTTCTTAGCTCCGTTTTCTTTGAGCTATACCTTGAATAATGAAAAGACGTTTGTGGAATTTAAGGATGTATCTTTTGTACAGACGTATTCTCCGAACGCCACTACCCAGGGTTTACCTAAGTATTACGCACAATTTGATGTAGATAACTTCCTTGTTGGTCCAACACCTAACGCAAACCTTGATGTTGAGCTACACTACCTGTATCGTCCCACTAGCATAACAGCGGGCGCAGGCGGAGGAACTACTTGGATTAGTACCAACGGTGAGTTAGCATTGTTATACGGTTCGCTTGTAGAAGCGTACATATTTATGAAGGGCGAAGCTGACGTCATGCAACAGTACAATCAACGCTTTGGAGAAGCTATGATTGGTCTGAAGATGTTAGGTGAAGCTAAAGAAACCACTCAAGAATATAGAGTTGGTAAAGTTATAAGGCCGAAAACGTAATGTTTAAACTAGATTTCAATATGCCGGATCAACCGATGGTGTCTGTACAGACTACAGAGAACCGTGGGTTTTCACCGGAAGAAGTAGCGGAGCGTTGTGTGTCTAAACTAATCAGCGTTTCAGATGGTGCACATCCTGCTATCAGAGATCAGGCACTGGCCTACAAAGAGCACATGGAAAAGGTTGTTTCATTTTATATGAGAGAAGCTATTCGCAGCGACCGTACAACTGTGTATAATGCCCTAAAAGATTCGGGAAACCCCGAACTAGCTGACGCGATAAGGAGACTATAATATGGCGATAACTCAAGCAATGTGTACGTCCTTCAAGCAGGAACTTCTGCAAGGCCAACACAATTTTACCAATGGTGGTAGTACTTTTAAATTAGCTCTGTTCACAAGCAGTGCAAGTTTAGGTGCTGCGACAACAGATTATTCAACTTCGAACGAAGCTTCGGGTTCTGGATATACTGCGGGCG